GGGGTTTTGCAAGCAGAACCCAATGATCTCGCATTGAAAATTGGAGAGGTTATTCTTTTAAAGACCCACCTCGATCCCAACAACATCTATTTTGGTTTCTTTACCCAAATCTTACGGGGTTTCACTACTGAGGCTGACTCCGCGCCTGACAGGGTCCGCCGAGGCGGACTGAAGCAGGAATTTTCTCTCGCAGGTTTATCAGTTGCTAGTTTAACTCGTTTAGGTTTGGGTGGCACTTTCTTCCGTGTACTTTCCTTTGTCTCAAGCTCAGTACTTGTTATCAGCTCAAAGGGGCGACGGGAAGTTAGTGTCGAAAGTGGATTTTGAGGAGTTGCCTCTAGGAATTCAACCATGACTTTAGAATCTTCTTCCTCATCCACTTTGCCATCCTTATGGTCTTTTTCTTCTTCTTTAGCTGCTCGTATGTCCACTAGAAGGGGTTTATCTGGGACACTATCCAGAATGTTGGATACCAGCGGGTTCATATTAAGTATGATGTTTTTAGGAGGCGGGTTAGAACTGAGATTTAAAACATCATTAATCATCGTAGCTGCGCTTGCTGAAGGTCTAGGAATTATGGCTATAACTTGGTCGTTAAGGCCATTGCTGAGTAGCTCTTCGATTTCTTCTAAACTTAAAGCAGGCTTTGGGCCATCAGTGATGTTCGAATCACTATAACCTAGGTCAATGTCTACCATTTTGTTGAGGAGTTTAATTGCTATTTCATCGGCATCGGTTTTAGGAACATAAAAATCACTGAATATTAAATCTTTATTTAAAAATCGAGTGATATTTAATAAATCATGTTCATTAAAACCATAATGATCCAATATCCATCTCAACGTGTAATCATTGGCTGCGTGATTAGTTTGACAATGTAAATTAAATAGTTCCGTTGTACTATTTGCTTTATCTATGTCAAACACATGAACTCGGGATTGTTGACGACTTTTAGCAGCGACCTTTTTGAACCAAACGTGCATGAATGTTAAATGATACATATCACGCGCGTAATTTGTAGCTTGGTCAAAAACCCATTGTCGGGCCTGGGCAGGATTGAATTTATTTCGAGTAACAAATGCTTTGCTAATCAATCTGCCGGGGTACTGTGTGGCAATCAATCCATCCACTGTTGGAATAAAGAAATTAGAACAAAAGGTCATGTTTGCAATGGATGGTTGTTTGAACTTAACGTTCAAGCCCAATTCTGCCATATAGCGTTGATAACTTGCTGCGTCAATTTTGAAATCATCTGTGAAACTCAAGTTATCATCACCGAGAAAAATTAAAGCTAACTTGTCTTGGGTTAACAAATCCCAGACGGAGAACTTGACTTTGGCGTCAGTTAGCGTTAATTGTATTACAAAAAGCTGTAACACCAAATTGATCCAACTGTTTCCATTCGTGGTGTTTTGATCACCTGTACGGCGACTCTCATCC